CTTGCCTATGTCGATTTCATCATAGTCAACCTCTTCATGGTTAAGGACAGTGCTGACTGCTTTACAAGGCTGACACCCTTCGGTATAAAATTTTATAATCATATTATTTCTCAGTCATACTTCTGGTGTTGCAGTTCAAGCCAGAGTTCTGCGTAGTGGATAATCTTTTTGATGTCAGATTCAAACTGACCCTTATGTGGTGCGCGAGTTGCGTACTTAACTATGTTGCCAGCACAGAAATCTAATTCATTTTTCATTATGTATTCGATAGGCTGGATGGGGTGAACGTAATGGTCACCACCTTGTTGACGTGCTAGGGAACTGGGGGTGTCCATAGAATTATTTCTCCTTCATTGTCGATGTCTCCATACCGTAAGATACGAGCGCAACGAGCTTGAGTTATTGCATCATCCTCAGTCAGCCCTGCTTTCTCATAGGTAGTTACAATGGCTTGCCACATGGCAATGACACGTTGGTAACTGTCTGTGATATTAAGAGTTGCTTTGGTTAATATTTGTTGGGCTTTAACAGGGCCAATCTTTGGACAACCTTTATAGTTGTCTACGGAATCGCCTGTAAGAACTTGGGTTAAGAAGAAGAAATCAGCAGAAGATTCGCTGATAGCAATCACACCATCTTCAGGGTGGGCAGGATTAAAGAAGTTACACGGGATGGTCTTTAGGTCTTTGTCCTCAGACACAATGATAGTGTCGTTACCATCACTACCACGAATGCCCATAAGGTCATCAGCCTCAAAGGGTTCGCGTAAGACAGCCTTGTATTCCTCAATCATCCAATCCTTAAGAGGTTTTAGAATGAGAGGTTTACGAGTGTCTTTGCGATTCCCTTTATAGCTAGGTAGTACATCAGTTCGGAAGTTCTGTTTGCCTGTAAGGTATAGCTTGAAGTCCTCCACACCTGTTGCAGTTACAATCTTCTTTAGCTTACTACGCACCAAGTCTTGACCTGTGGATTCATAAGCATGGAGAGTCCATAAATCATCGTCCCATTTGACAGGCTCTTCTGCACCAGCCGCAGCTTGGAAAGCTACGATGTCAGCATCAATCAGTAAGGTCGTCATGGTCTTCCATCCCCTTAGAGTTACGGTCTGTTATGACACGGATGCCATGCTTAATAGCAACGTCTTGCTCTTGCCAATCAAGGTAAGCATTCATAGCAAAGTTAAAGGCAAGAGATACCGACACCACAGAAAAGGATAGGCATACAAGTACCAGCATTATTGTTTCAATCATTGGGTTAAAGCCCTCCAGCTTAGGGGATAAAGTGGTTGGATAATGCATGAGACTTCTAGTGCCAGGATTTGTATTTCCTTCTGGGCATGAGAGTCCATACGTTGTAGGCAGAACCTAGCAAAGGCAGCAATAGAACCTGTCCAATACCAGCTAACCTCCATACTCTGAGGCAACATTAGCCTAGCTTGCTCGGGACACATGCCACCCTCAATCGCCATTTCGTATGACTCAAGACACATAGTGTTGATAGTCTGGAAATGCCTACGCCAATATTTATTCCCTGTCGGGTGCATGTCCTCACCTGAACCTTGCTTGATAGAACCTTCGGGGTGCTTACGTAACTGGCTAGGGATAAAGAACTTTGGACGTGAACTGATGTAACGCCTGCTCTCTTCGTTCTCTGAGAAACCAACCTTGTGTTTAAAACACTGAGTGCGAATAGGAACAGGCGCAGTCATACGCAGGGTAATAGAGGTATGTGAGAATGGAGTCCAGTGCTTGTGCTTGGCTAGATAATTTATCAAACCTTCATCTTTGCCACCATCAAACTCAAGGTTATCAGCAGCGAAGGACACACGGGCTGCACGTACAACTGAGGTATCACTACCCATATGGTCTATGTATTCACTATTCATTTACGGCAGTCCCACTCTTCTACTTTACATGATGGAGACAGGCCTAACTTGACTCGGTCTTTCGCTATCTTGTGTTCACCTATAGGGACACACTCATCGGTATACATTTGATATGCTTTATCAAACCCCTTCCAATCTGAAACACCACAGGCATCTAAACACTCAAGGAGGTGGGCATCACCTTCTAGCTTATCCAGATACTGCTTATTAACATTCGTCATTATTTCAGACATTGACTTCCCCTTCCCGTAATCGCATTAGTCCCATGACAGTGATGTGCCACATCCTTCCGAACTCTTCAGTGCCTACGGTGCATGTTGATATGAATCCCTCACACGCACACACAGCTACCCACTCAGCGTTAGTCCGAGCGAAGTCACTACGTGTGGTGAAGGGCGTTTGGTAGGCACGGTTAAGTACCTCAGTGAGTTTCACTCCATGAGCTTCCAATCTTATACTCCCCATCTAAAGGGCATTTGAAGTTAAAGAACTCCGTCACCCGTTGGATTGTTAGAACAGCTATCTTTCCTACTTGGTCAGCTAACTCTTCACGCACTGCAACTTGTATCTCGTCATGCACCCAAGCGCATAGAGAATAGTCACCGTCCCACCCATGCTTAAAGCCTTGAGCTTTCATTTCATTCTCAAATTCAATGAGCCATTGTTTACAAACAAGAGCGCCTGAACTTTGCAAAAGTGAATTGAGTGCAGCATGAGGTGACCGTATTGAAATGCGTCTGCCATCAATGGCAACTATGTAACCAGCGTTAGCCGCTTCTAATACAGCTTCACGTAGTTTCTTAAGAGCAGGGGTCTTGTCTAAGAATTCCTTCTTAATTTTTTTCCCTTCTGTCGCTCCACCTCCTACAATCTCACCAACAAGTTGGTCACCTCCACCATATAAATAGCTGTAGATGAATCGTTTTGAGGAACTCCTGTCAGGTAAGCCTGCTGCTAGTTGGTTAACAGTATGGATGTCTCCATTCAATACCACGTCAACGTAACTACCACCGTCAAACCTGTGCATGTAGTGGGCCAAGCATCGTAGTTCTAAACCAGAAGCGTCAGCACCCATCAGCTTCCATCCTTTAGGGACAGTGAATAACTCACGGCACTCTTTACCATAGGCAGAACCTAACGAGGGCACTTGTCCCAAATTAGGATTTTGATGGGTTGCTCTCCCAGTGACAGCACCATTTGAATTGACACGACCATGCAGCTTGCCGTTGTTGACAAGCTTAAGCCACGCATTGTTTCCGTCAGACAGCATTCCTAACCGCTTCTGTAACATGAAGTACCTAGCAATGCGCTGTGCTTCTGGGTACTTAAGTTTAGCCAGTACAGTTTCATCTATCTTAGGCTTACCATTGTCGGTAAACGCAGTAGGCTTCCAATCATATTTGGACATGAGTCTGCTGGTGATGTGGTCACGGGATGCAGGGTTGAACTCTACTATTTTTATCTTAGTAAATTCTGCACCAGCATGGCGGTCAGCTTTTTGTGAGTCTTTATAAATGACTGTTCTCTTAGGAGTTTGGACACCCTCTCTAACAACCCAAGAAGGGAAGAGTGTGTATAGCTCCTGAAAGATTTCACTACGCTGAGTAGCAAGGTCTACGTACAATGCCTGTGCTTTCTTTTCATCAAACACAAATCCATTCTGCTCCTGCTTCCACATGAGTTGAGCAACTGAATGCTCAATTGCCAGAGCCTTGGGACTGTAACGTGCATCTGTAATTTTCTTATGCAACAGCACAGTGACGCGCACATCTTGTACGCAGTATTCCATCATGGCTTCTGAGTAAACATCCCACGCTGCCTCTTGCTTCCCGTAGTCTCCTTTAGCTTCACCGAGCCTGTGACCCCAAGCTTCTAATGCATGTGAGCCATAGCGTTTAGTAGGCAGAGACATAGGAACGAATGCCCAATCCAAAGCTAACAGGTTAGACCATATAAGACGTGAGCAGACTAAGGTGTCCGTCACTTTCTTAGGTGCAAACTCAGGGTAGAGTTTCTGTATAGCAGGGACATCAAAGGTGATTCCGTTGTGAGCTATTAACTCATCTGCTTGTTGCAGCAGAGCAACGCCCTCATCAATCTGAGCAGGGTCAAACCTGTAGATAGTTTTAGTATCTATGTCACAAGCAACTATGCAGTGGATAGTATCTAACTTATCTAGGAAGCCATTCGTTTCAATGTCTACGACTAAGCGCATGGTGTTCTCCATTAGAAGGGTGTGTCAAAACCTACAGCTAAAGCAGGAGTGACAGCAAAAGGATTGGCTTGGTATAGCTTTCCAGTTTCATGGTTGTAGTTAAGTGGAATAGTCATGCCAGTAGACTGACCTGTGTATCGGTCTTTAAGGATACGGAAGGTGGTGGTCTGTCTTTCGACTAGGTCTTCAGCTTGCTGATTACGCTCTAGTCCAAACATAAAGTGACACCAGAAACCAATGGCACGACTGCCCTTGAAGTGGCGTATCGTTACTCGACCACCCTCTTCGTGAGGCTTACCCTCTGGGGTAGCAAGGTGACTGACCATTGTGATAATGACGTTCAGACGTTTAGCTAACATAGCAATAGCAGCAGTGACACGCTCAAGCTCGACTCGCTCGTCAGTGCCTTGGCCTGTAGCTAGGGCAGTGAGGTGGTCTATGTAGAATATTTCTATCCCATCTGCATGATGCATGTACTCAATGTTTGCCTTGACAGTGTCCCACTCGCACACCCCGAAGCTATCGTATAAACGAATGCGGTCATGGGCTGTGATTTCATC